CTAGCTTCTTGAAGCGCACTTAACTCATCATTGTCTTGTGGTACAGGTTCTTGTTTACATTCACAAAACTGACATTCAGGATATGTTAAATTTGGTAATGTAATCTTAGTAAATGGATTAGTTAACGATTTGAAAATGTTTTGAAAATTTGCCGGTTTAGGACATTCAATTTGGTTACTTTTTTTACTCACCAAATTAACCGCTCTACAAATCGTAGCAATAAGTGATAACACAGTACCATAAACAATTGTTATTAATAATCTAATAGCTGGCCATATAAACGCTAATATATGTACAACAGGTAATAATACTAAAGTTGTTAATGAAGAAACATATAACAAATATGTTACTAAGGTTGGTATTATACTAAAATTTTGTCTAAGACCATCTGTTGCGGGAAATCTATTGTTCTCACTTTCACATTCAGTATTAGTAATTTCTTTAATACCAATAAACTTTTTTCTATTAGTACCTTTTTTATATTCATCTATTAATTGAGATACCGTGTATACCTTATTATATTGAAATTCATAAAATGTATCTTTACATTCAATCGCGTCTTGTTGATTGGTATATCCACTCCAATCTAATCCAAAGTAATACGAACCTAATAGTTCTTGATATCCACTATCATTATCAGGTCTATAAATAGGGTCATTATATGGGTCGGCTGTATCCCAACCATACTCTTTAATATTCGGTACTAAGTAATACGCTCGTCTAACTTCGTCTTTTGCAAAGTTGGCTGGTTGTGAATACTTGATTTTAAATCTATATTTTCCTTTAGTCGGAATACCAATTTTTGGGTCAGGACTTAAAACTTGTTCACCAAATTCATTCGTAGTTACATAGTCCAAATTCATTGGAACTTCTAATAACCATGTTCCATCGTTGTCAATTGTTTTTACCCCTTGTGGAAATTGGGCTTGTTCTAATATTGGTCTACCTTCAGTATCTTGAAAAATAGTTTGTCTTACACCAATAATCTCACCAGGTCCTGTCTCTAAAGAACAAAGACTACCTAAATTTTGTGGTGGTTTACAGTTCTTTGGTAAAGCATTATCTTTACTGTTGGTTACTAAAGAACCCATGAACATTGCTGTTGGCAATATATTAATACCTGATTGTCTTAAATCAAAATCAGTTCTTGTAATATCAATTTGACAAATTTCGGGTTGACCCCAAAATGGTTGTACGTTTACACTTTGATTTAAAGTTAAAATTTGTGGTAATTCAAATAGGTTAGTGGAACTTTTAAAGTTCACACCATCAAATTGGTCGGCAGTTGCCCTTCCCATTCTAATTAAATCTTGTGGAGATAATGAAAATGGTCCAATGTCAGACAAATCCATATCCATAACAACAGTATATGTTCCAATTGGAACACCCATTATCATGTAATCACCACTACCGTTCGTTTTAACCGTGAATTTATAATACTTGTCATAAACTTCAATTAAGGCTGGGTTTGTTAAAATATCATTTTTACTTGGAAAAGTTCCTGTTGGTACGTGTCCTGTATGTTGTTGTTCGTAAGGTAAAAGATTATATCTATAACCATCAACATTTACATCGTTAATACTTTGATAAGGATATAAATCATAAATGATTTCATTAGTAAGGTCCTCTTCAGTTATCGGAATAAAAACTGAAACTTTTACATTTGGAACACCGTATCCACCATTAGCAAGAACACGGCCAACAATTACACCATAGTCCGCACACATTCTTGTGTAGACATCTTCACCCCTAACTTTTAAAGATAAAATCTCTAATTGGTCAAAGTCTTGTTCTAATTGTATGTTAACTTGTCTATCAACACCGACCTCAGTACGTATTCTATAAGTTTTGGACATTCCTTTTACTTTCTTTCATAAATAGTTTATACACTATTTTATAATAGTAGTTAAAGAATGAATAAAATAAATTATCAAGAGAAGTTTGTTGTTTGGTAATTTTTAACTCTTACCGTAATATCTTTTGCAGGAAAACGAACTTGGTAAATTTGATTTGGTTCTGCAAAGATTGTATTGTCAACTAAAGAAATTTTCTTTGTTGCGGCGTTTTCATATGGCATTGATGTTTGTGCTGAACTGTATTGACCACCAACTTTATTAAATACTGAAATATCAGTAACACTTAACACACCATTTTCAGCTTGTAAAATTCTGTTTAATTCAGATAAGACAATGTTCTCACCCAAACCTCTTACAGTAGGACTAAAGAATGTTGTTACCCTATCAATAACATTTGATATAACAACACCCTGATTTTGTGCCGCATCCAACACTATTGATATGTCTAAACCTAAATCAATAACTTCAGCACTTCCAATAGCAACATAGTCATTAATCATTCTATAATTTGACAAATATTCTGCCAAATTTTTCTTCATGGTTTGTGAAACTTCAGATGTTAAATTACCTGTAGCATCATAAGACAAAACATTAATATTGATTTTATTATTATTTTCAGTTATTGAAACTTTAGCAGGAGCACCAAACTGACCTGGCATGTTTCTAATTATGGCTTCATAATCATTTATTGTTACCGCTCTGTTTTGAGCCGCAAAGTTAAATGTTACATAATTTCTAACTTCTTCTGTTGAAGGATATCCCGCACCACCAATGGCTGCCGTTACGTTATTACACGCCAAAGAATTAATTACTGAATTGTTTAAAATATCTGATGGACCATTAACAAAGAAATCCACTGAACCAATTTGATTAATAACATTAACCCCCAAGTTGGTACCTTGACCACCACCAATTCTGTATTGAATAAACATTGTTGTGTTTGCTTGTGGGGCATTACCCAAAGACATTGAGTTGTTTTGATATCTCTGAATCTTTAATGGTACGTTAAGTGCCGTAAACTCTCTAAGTTGGTCTTCAGCAGTGTTGGTACCACCACCAAAAGTTAATTTAATAAAACCTTCAGGAGTATACTCGGTAATAAATCTATCTTGAGTTTGAATATATCTTCCAACTTTAATTCCGGGGTCATCAGATGGTTTTGTTGGGTCTTCAATAAACACCCTATCTTCAGCAAGAGCCGATACTTCATACCATCTACCTTGAGCCCCTAAAAATTCTTGTGCCGTAGGTACGTTTGAATATGCTGTTCCATCTCTTTGAATTATTGATGTAACACCTAATACGTTTTTTTCAGGTAAGAAAAATTCAAAGAATGGTCTAACATCATTTGGAGTTATAACTCTTTTGAATACCTTTGTAATACCATTAACAACAGTTTCTCTTTTTGTAATAGTATAATTTAATAAGTTATTGTTTGCATCAAAATTTGGTATTTTCAATCTATTTGGAAAACCATCTTCATTAAATGGTGATGCAAAATTTATATCATAAATTGTTTCAAATACCTGACCTGAACCTTGAACTTGACTACCTCTTCTTAGTGTACCCAAATATCTTTCATCTTCTTTATCACCAAAAGCAGGTACGGTAATTGAAAAATCAACCAAGGCTACAGATGGTCTTTGACCAGGAATTTTTAATCCGTAAGTTCTTGCTATATTATAAATTGATGAACGTTGTTGTGCATATTGAAGAACTGTTTCTTGAATACTTCTATCAATATGATAATGTAAGTTGTCGGCTACAGCTGCGTTTAAATCTAAAAATACAGAAAAAACTGATGCATCATTGAAGTTATCAATTAATTCAGGATAATAAGTTCTTGTATAATTAATAAGTTCCTGACGAATTGCTTGGAAATCCCTTACAGTATATGATATTCTTCTTTGAGCCATTTATGTTAAATATTTAGTATTATAAAATCTTTTGTATTAAAGACATCATTAGTTATAGAATAATCAACTCTTACCGTGGCTGTATACTCCGTTACATCTTGATTAGTCATTTGTAATTCAGGATTAACAACATTCCCCGCAGTTGTTACTGTCGCGCCAGCCGCCTCTCCAGTTGGTGCCGTAATAGATATATTTGTTAATTGTAACTGAGGCATGAATTTTTCAACAGAATCTCTAATCTCAGATTCAATATTTTTAAATGTTGGACCATCCAATGGTTCAAAAATGTATTCCAATAATGCGGTTCCAAAATCAGGTAAAAAATATCTAGTACCTTTTCTTGTTAATAACAAGTGAATCAAATTACTCCTGATTTCTTCAGCAGGGTAATCTGAAAGGTCCAAATATTTACCATTATACGATTCTACAAAGGGAAACGTTAATCCATATGTTTTACCATCAGCCATTGTCTATAAATATAGTTGTATTCCCTTTTTTGTGAGCAGGAAAATACGGACAATGACGACAACCATTTCCGCAACAATAACCACGACTCAAATGGAATTCTTTTGTGAAGACATATTTCCCATCTTCAATGTAAAAAGAAGAAGGGGAAAGTTGTTCACTTTCCCCCTCATTAGATGTTTTTATATCTTTTTTATTTAATTTCACAAGCTCCACCAGCACATGCCAACTCACCACTCAAATCTGTGTTGTCTTGTAATTCAACAACCTTTGATAAATCAATTGACTGTAATTTAGAGAATAATCTTTCATATTCTTCTTCAGTACAATCCTCAAATGGTGCTTGAATATAACTTCCACCATCATAAGGTAATACTGATAGACCATTGTAAAAGTCTCTGTTTTCCCACATCCACTCACCAGCCAATTCCCAATCTTCAGGTTTCAAACTAATTGTTGCAGATACGTTGTGTGTGTTTGAACCTGTTCTGTGTCCAGGTCTAACCCACTCTTGTGTAATTTTCTTAACACGGTCCAACAATTGGAAAGGTGACTCTGTTCTCAAGATTGCTCCCACAGGTGCTTTTTGTGGAACAGAAATAACTGCCGTGTCGTGTGGACGGAAAAATTCATCTTCAACCAACTCAGGGTGATACATTGCCAAGTATTGGTAGATAGCTTCATTCTTACCGACACGGACTCTACGAATATAAAAGTCGTTATGCCATGCGTGGATACCTGAAGATGTTCCCAATGTAAGAGATGTTGTCCCAGCAGGTTTTACTGTGGTTGTACGAGCTGATTTGTTAACACCAATCAACTCAGCAACTCTTGCATTTTCTTCTTTCACAAGTTTAGCAGCTTCTTTCATGTTGTAACCCAATACAACACCTGAACCAATACCTGTCATAGACACACCAATCAACGCCTCTTTTTCAGTTGTACGTTTCCATACATCTCTCAAGTAATGGAAATCAGTGTATCCCGCTTGAAGTGTTCCGATGAAAGCCGCAGCTTTAACACGGTTGTTCAAATCTTCTTGTGATTCAATATCAGAAACATTTACCTCACACAAGTTACAGAATTGGTTTGGTCTCAAAGCGATTTCACAACATGGATTAGTTCCCCAATCTTTGTCGTTTGTAAAGTAGATACCAGGTTCACCTGCTCC